AGGATAAATGAAAGATTTATTTACATTTTCGATTGAAGCTGCAGTCTGTGGTGACTTGTGTGGAGTGGAGTCAGATTCAAATGATCACCCTAATAAGCTTAAGTTCACAGGAACTTTACTCATTGTTGATGAAGCTTCCACCAGACCTCCAAATGGGTCTGATGGCCATAGGATCCTTGTTCCTAAAGATGTAGCAAAAAAGAATCTTGATACTCTTATTGGTATGGGATTGAATTATCAACCTAAGCAATTATCTAGTCATCAACCTAGACATAAAGTTGGAGTAATTACAAAAGCTTGGATTGATGGCAATAAAGTGATGTGTAGTGGTACTATTTGGGCAAAAGATTTTCCTGAGGCTAAGAGGGAATTGAAAGCAAATGGTCTTGGGATGTCAATGGAACTGGCAAATGTATTAGTTAAGAATAAGCACGACCCGGTATGGAAGTTAGTTGATTTTCATTTTACAGGTGCAACGGTCTTACATAAGCACGCAGCAGCATATCAAAAGACATCGCTGGCCGCCGCGTCAGCAGAACTAAAATACCTATTAGGAGGGTATGAAATGGCAGTAAAGTCAAAAGATAAACGCAAACATAAGTCCAGCGGCAATGGCCAGCTGACTAACTTGGTTTCACTACTTAGCTCTTCAATGACAAAAGCCATCAAAGATGGTTTGAAACCCTTTGGAGAAAAACTTGAATCGATCTCAGCAAGTGTTGAAGATCATGGCAAAGCAATTGAAACGTTAGCTGCTGCAAGTCAAGAAAGCAATGAGAGTATTTCTGCAGCTGCTGATTCTTCAGAGAAAGAAAGTATGGAAGCAGAAGCAGATTCAAATGAAAGTATGGAAGCAGAAGCCTCGGATGAGTTGGAAGCTGCTGGTGATTCATCTGATGTTGCTGCAAAAAAGAAGAAAAAGAAAATCCATGCTGCAAAAGATGATGAATCTTCAGATGACGATGGTTCAGATTCTGATTCTGCTGACTCTGATCTTGATGCAGAATTGGAGAAACTCAGTGCTCCGGCGAAAGGAACGAAAGCTGGTCCTGATGAAGAATCAGCTGATCCTGAACTTGGAAAATTGAACAAGAATGCAAAGAACAAAGGAAGAAAGAATAATGTTAATGCTTCATCAGCAGTAGCTATTCTTGCATCTCGTGCAAATACTCGCATCAAGACCATGAAAGCGGAAATGTCTAAGCTTCGTGAGAAGGTACGCAAGAAAGATAAACGAGTAAAAGCTATTGAGACAGAACTTGAAGCAGTACAAGCACAGGTAGCAGATTTTACGGAGAAAAATATGGGGCCTCGTTCACTTCCATCAGATGTTAAAATGTTACTTGGTAAAGGTGGATATGACGTTAGTGAAATGCAGGCTAATGGACAAAAATTGACTGTCCCTCAAGTCGATGAAATGCTGGCGGCAACTGGTGTTACATTGTCTCCAACAGAACGTATGGCTGCAAAGAATCATTTACTACAAGCTGGATTGATGGAAGATGGTGCAATAAATCGTTTTGAACATCGGTAAATTTAAATTGGAGAAAATATAATGTCAAGAGCGTCTATAACACCAGCCCAATTTATCGGAGACATTGGCGCCTCTGCGGATTTTATGGGTCCTGGTGCAATTGAGATCAATAGGTATCAGACTGAAATATTTGATCTGGTACGTCGTAGATTCGTATTAGGACAACGAATCAATCAAGTAGCTGCTACTGGTCATCCATCTCGTTACTTCGAGCAGATAGCCATTGGCACAGCAAACACAACGAATCCTAGAGCAATTTCTGCAACAGCTTCACAACCGCAGCGCGTTGAAAGACCGTTGATGCTGAAGGCTATTGTATCGCAGATCAATTACTCGATATTCGATGTCGAAGTTAACCAGCAACAGGGTCAGTTCTCATATCTTGAAGCAAAAGATTTGACTGATCAAGTTGATGCAGTGTTGAAGCTTCACGATCAGAATCTTTGGACTGGAGCAGATACGGATCTTGTTCTACAAACATCCAACGATTACTTTGGAATATCTGGTCAGATTACTTCAGCATCTGATGTTAATAATGTTGCTCACATTGCAACCATCTCTGCTTCTGGATCGTTGGTTGATGGTGTGAAGACACAAGTTGCCACAATCGCTGCAAGAAAAGATTTCGAGGTCAAGCCATCGGGTATGTATTTGAACCCGTTGTTTGGAGATCTTTTCGATCAGGAAGCAAAGTCAGTTCAATTGTACTACAATGAAGTAGAAGTCATTCCTGGTGTAATTGTGAAAGCAATTCCTACTCAGATTGGCTTGCTACCTCTGATTCCTGATCCGGCATTGGATGCACTTGCTTCAGGTTCTCTAAAACAATATACTGGATTCATTCTTAGCGAAGAGTTTGTAGAGTATCACTGGTTAACTTCACCGGTACCAAGAGTATTCCAGCTTGGTCTAGTAAGCAACTTAGCTGCACAATTCTTGATTCTGAAGTTTGGTGCTGTGGTGGCAAAAGGGGCTGGATTTGCTCATTGTGTAATTAAGACAACGCGCTAAATGAGCTGGTCCCACTATATAGAAATATATAGATGAAAATCTTCTCTAATTGACTTGAACGCTGAGAAGCCAACAAGGCGGAAGGCTAAGGCCACCGTGAGAGACTAAGCGAGAAGACATCCTAATGGATGATGCGATAGTCCGTTCTCATAGGAATAAGAACTATGAGAAGCTAGCAGAAATGACTAGCTCCTTCTAGAAATTAGAAGAGTAACAATTAAGATGCCCATGCAATTGTAAAGACTACAAGGTAAGAAATTAAACTATTTTAGGATGGATGAAATATGAGTCGTAGCGAAACTAATAGAAGGATTGCTAAAGATGCATGGAGTAATCCATCCTTTTATAAACATATGTTAAAAGTAAGAAAGGAGCAAGCCAATAGAGAAGAAAATTTAATCAGAAATTCAAATGCATTAAAAAGATTTTGGGCAGACCCAAAGAATAAAGCTAGAATGATTAGGATTAGACGTAGATCTAAAGCTTATATGAAGAGTAGAATAAATAGTTCTACCTTTCAGAAAGGTTTCATTCCTTGGAATAAAGGATTAACAAAGAAAACTCATAAGAGTTTGCAAGAAATATCAGATAAGCTCAAAGGACAAATTCCAGATTATAATAAGTATCGTTGTAATTATATTCCACTAGATGGTAAGCCTTTAATCAGGATGAGATCTAGTTGGGAAGTTATTTTTGCTCACTGGTTAGATAAACATGGAATAGAATGGTTATATGAACCAAAACATTTCTTTATTGGTGACGGCCGATGGACTGGAACTACGTATACTCCAGACTTTTATATTCTAAAGTCAAAAATTTATGTTGAAGTGAAAGGGCATTTTAGTAAAGAGTTTGGAAGAAAATTAGTTGAATTTCATAGAAGGTATCCAAATAGAAGAATCATTATTTTATCTGGAAGGGCAAAATTTGCTGAAATGATGAATGAGGTCTTCTATGGCTGATTTTCAACCAAGATTTTTATTTGCAGATGAAATCACACAATTTGATCTGCCTTCGATTGGACAATTGCCCAATATCATGAATCTTGTTGATGCTGCCAGCTCATTGATTGATGAAGAATGTGGACGAGTCGATGTCAAAGGTGTAGGTAGTTTAGTGTACACAACCTATGCAGAAAGAATATTAATTCCAGAAGGTCGAAATTTATTTAGAGTAGCCTTTGCTCCAATGACTGCTCCAGATGCAACAGTAGTTGCTGATCTAACAACATTAAATAATGTATCTGGAAGTAATTATTACAATGGATTTATTCCTAGTTCAATAGTTCAGAAGGCTGGTAATCTTTCATCGATCATTGGACTTAGTGGAAGATATAGCTATGGTAGAAGAAGTACTTCTGCAATGTTTCCTGATAGTCAGTATGGAGCAAACATTCTGCAGATAGCTGCATTTTTTGGAGGACCACCACAATTCACTCCAATAGATATTTCTCAGTCAGATTATTATGATGATGTTGGAGAAGTGTGGTGTCCAGCTGGATTGATGATGTCATCATATACAGAGATATTAATTCAATATAACTCTGGTTATGATCCAAGACATATGCCGAGAAATATTAAACATGCAACAGCTGCCTTAGTGAAGAATTTCATTGCTCGTGGTGGTGGAATAACGTCGGTGATTGGATACTCTGCTGCCAAAGTTCATGTGCAATTCACTAGAGAATTGATAGATCCAACGATAGAAAGATTCTTGACTCCATTCAGAAAGACCGTGTGCATGTAATGAACTTACAAGCTGCTATTGATCTAAATTGTGTAGTGGTAAAAGAGGGTGGACAATATTGTGTCAAGTCAGAAGATAGAAGCAAAAATTTAGGTTGTAAGCCTAGTAAAGCTGGAGCAAAGAAAAGGCTAAGACAGGTAGAATATTTCAAACATTTGAAGGCAGGTGGTCAAGGAAGTGGTAGGCATAAAGTATCAACAAAGGCAGAACAACTACTTTTAAAGTTAGGATATAAAAGAGATGAACGAATAGTAAATAGTCCATTTGGAAAAGCTTATCGTCATCCAGATAGACCTCATGAAAGAGTTCATGTTTCAGATGAAAATTCTAGTTCAATGGATGCTGGAGGCCCAGGTTCTGGTAGGCATAAAGAAATTGCTGAAGAATCAGTTCACAAATTATCTAAGAAAGAAAAAGATTTAAATCCTACAGAGAAAAGTCATTATAAGTATACAATTCAAAGATTACTTAAAGCTCCTAGCTCAATTACTAAAGAGGAAGCTGATAGAATAAAGAAAATAGCAGATAAGTATACAAATAAAGCGTGGGAAGAATAAATGAGCAACATGTCAGCTCCGTTCGGGTTTGGCTATGGCGCCAGATATATGATGGACCAAACCATGAAATTCACTGGAGAAGGACTCCCAGTGTTTCTTAGAATGCAGCCAGTAGATGAATCAGTGAATGATGTTGCTGACATTGGATTTATTGTTACTGTTTCTGGTTCATTGACAGGTAGTGCTGGATACACAGATCATCAGATTATTCCACAGCCTATAATGGAAGTAGGAAATAGTAATCGTATAGGAGTGGAAGAAACTCAGATGCAGTTTGGACCAACGAATTTTACCATATCACAAACGTGGGTGCTGCAGATGATGGATCAGTTTGGATATATAGATCCATTACAGGTATTTAGAGATAGAAGAGTAATAGGATTAGTGGTTAATAATGAAATATATTCAATAGAAAATATTTCAGATAGACATGCTGGTGGACAAATAGTTTATTGGGATTTAGTGACAAAGAAGGCTGACTTATTACCAACGGGGTGAAGAATGGAAATCAAAGACCAGGTACGATTTAAAAAGAACTTACGCAATGGTATTCAAATATTGT